ACCTTTTTTATTAGCTTTCTCGGCTCTCAATGTTTCCATTGGAAAGTGAGTTACTTTAAGTATTTTAGTTTTAGATTTGTTGTAAGATAACTGAAGAACACCTTGACCTAACATATAGTAGTCATTGATAACTCTTTTTATTTGTCTTCCGTTAAATAAAGACTTCATAAGTAAGTAGTCTTTAGGTCTATCCATTCTGTCAGTAGACTCTAACCCTCTACCAAAAACCATATCAACAATACCGTTGACACATCTTGAGTTTGTAGGAGAGCCTAAATACTTGTCTATAAGACTTTGGAAGTAATTGTTGTCCTGTCCGTAAATAACCCAATCCTTATTATACTCCTCCTTAACTAAGGGAGCATCATAAGACGCTAGGTTAACTACTCTAAAATTCTGTTTATCTTTACTCATAATTTATATATTAACCAAATACATATCCTGTTCCTGACTCTGTATTTTCTGTATAATCTGACTGCGTATCCATTCTACCTTCAAACACTATTATATCTCTATATCTGCATTTATTTGAAGCACCAAGTAACTTTATTGAGAAAGTTGAATCATTGGTTATATCTTCAGTCTCTATAAAATCTCTGAAACCAAATTGAACATAACCACCAAATAATTGAAACCCAACTTCGTATTCTTTTTTAGACTCTTGGTTTGTTAAAACAACCTTAGATATAGAACCGTCTCTACCTGTAAAGTGTAGTATTCCATATCTATTAGTTATAGCGTCTGTGTAATTTAATATAGTCATACTAATATAACAATTTAGTTGTTTTTTATTTTATTTAAACGAAAAAGAGAGGGTTTCCCCTCTCTCTAACAAATTATAACAAAATCAATTAATCTAATTACGGATTAATAACAGAAGCGTTAATAGTGAATCCTGCTACGTCATCTATAATAGTAGGGTCAACGAATAATGCAGGAGTAGTCTCCTTACCTTCAAAAGTAATGTTGTAACCGTTAAGGTCTCCCATTGCACCACCTGTAGAAGTAGATACAGAGAACTCAACACCATTCTGAGCACCCGCTAATCTGAAGTTACCATTGTAATCTTCTATTATAACGTGAGGTCTTCCGTAAGAAAGTAATTTAAGTTCCTTTTGCGTAGCTTTATCTTGTTTCTTTAAAACAATGCTACCTGTTTGAGTCCAAAAAGAAGTACCGTTATCTCTTGAAGATTCGTTAGTTTCTTCAAAAGTATTGTTATCTCCTCTAAGCTCAAATTTAAATGTATCAACAGCAGATGCTAAAGCAGTAATCTCTTCGTCAGTACCTAATGTTAATCCATCGAACATATCAGCTGTGTAGTTAGCTATGTAGATGTTTCTTAAACCACCTACAGACTCCTTACACGCCTCAGTTCTTCCTGATGTAATATCACAAGCCATATTTAAATATTTTTTATTAGTTTATATTAAAAAAGGGATAGGCAGAACCTACCCCTCTTAGTTTAGTTTTCTGCAATTAATTATGCAGGAGTATAAAGTACTAATTCAGAACCGATACCGTAGTTTACAGTTGCAGACATACGCATTACAACTCTAACATTTTGTGAACCGTCGATGTCAGCTAAATCAATAACTTTAACTTCATTTTTATCATTCAACACGCCACAACCGTACATTAAGTTGCTAGTTTGACCTGCTAAGATGTAGTTAGAAGGAATACCGTTAGACATAAAGATAGAAACACCATCGAAAGATAAAGAACCGTTGTTGTACCATTGAGTACCTTGTGCTCCTGTACCTGAACCACCTAGTCCGTTAGCACCAAATCCACCTAAAGCACGAACATAAGCTCTTGCTACGTTTGGAGCAACATATAGTTTTAAATCTTCTCTTCCGTAGATTTCTTGTGGAATTTTATCAATAACCTTCCCTAACTCGTCGATTACATTGTCAGCATCAACAGTAGTACCAACAACATCAATAACGTCAGAATCAGCAGTAGCTAAAGCGATAAGACCATCAAATTCTCCTTCGTTAGAGTCAGCACCATTCCAAATAGTTTTCTCCATTTTTTCAGCAACTTTACCTGCCATATACCCAACTAGGTAATCTTGGAAAGATGGAGGTAAGCTATCGTGAGCTGAGAATCCCATAGAAATTGCATCCCAATCAGAACGGAAATCAGCCTTACATAACTGTACGTTTACTTGAAACTCTTTAGGGTCTAAGTAACGCTCAGTAAGAGTTACAGTAGATGTAGCAGTAAAATCACAACTTGCATCTTTTAAGATATCGTCAGTAGATAATACTTTGATAACTTCTCTAAATTTAACATTTGGTTTAACAGTGATACCACCTGCGTCTAATGTGTTTGCAGATAATAAAGCCGCAGAAATGAAACCTTGCATTTTTTCACCTGCGTAAGTAGTAGTAATACTTGTAGTAGTAGCCATAACTTAATTTTTAGTTTTAATATTTTTATTTAAATAATTTTGAGAATACTCTGTCTTGTGTAGTTTGGACTCTATTAGCACTAAATTGTACTTGTTTAGACTCTTCAACTAAGCTCTCAGGAGAGTGAGCAATCTCTGTAACCTCTTCTGAAAGTTCTTCTTTTTGTTCGCTTAATTCAGCAGGAACGTCTTTTTTGTACTCTTTTCTGATTTCTTCTAATGCAGAAAGTATTTCTAACATCTCACTCTTTAAAGAGCTTAAATCTTCTTTAGTAGCAAATTCAACCTTCACAACTTCCTCTTGAACTTCTTCTGTTTCTTCTTCTTTAGCTTCTTCAGCTAATTCAGTAGCTTCTTCATTAACTTCTTCAGTAACTTCCTCAGCTACTTCTTCAGATAATTCTTCTGCCACAACTTCTTCGTTAGCTTCTTCTGCTTGAGCTTCAACTTCAGTTTCTTGAGTCTCCTCAATAACTTCTTCTTTAACTTCTTCAGAAAGAAACACACTCTGTAGTTTGTTTAAAATTTCTGTTGCTTTCATAAAATACATTTTATCAATTAATAATATAACAATTTAAAATATTTACGTTTTATTTTCATTCATTTACCTCTGAGCGACCTATGTTGTATCTACTCAACGATTGAATTAATGTAGGGCATTCAAATACCTCTCCTCCATCAGCTTCAACTCTTATGTTAAAGTTTGATTTAACTACTTGTCTAGTGATATTAGAATTACCTTGACCTACTAGACTTCCTATACCGTGAGGTAAGGCAGAATAATACATTCTACCCTTTTTCTCACAGTTGCAGTTATTTATTGTGTAAGTGTTCTTACAAGGACAATAAGTTGCTCTCATATTATTTATATAGTATATCTACCCTATTGTCAGCGTAGAAATTTCTAACAAATCCTAAGAAGTTTTCTTCTGTATCAAATACATAGTCCATATCGATAATAGTACCTACACTAACAGGTATATTGTTCAATAATAAGTCTCCTGCTATTTCTATGTCATTATACTGCCAAAAGTAGTTAGCAGGTGCTTCAAATAAAAAGTTTAATATGACATTCACAGTCTTTGTGGATTCATCACTAAACTCTATAACCATATCTGTTAATCCGTAATCAGTCTCTACATATAAAGGCATTGTAGCTGTAAACTGAGATGGAGCTGATAGTTCAAAATAGTTGACCATTATTTGTCTTGTAGTATTCTTTTTAGATAAGTTACTTTGCGATAACCCATCATTGCTATAGCTATCATTTGATGAGCTACCTACTTGTCTTTCTGTTGGCATAATTTTAGTCTATTTGGTTTAACACTTTTTTTATGAAATCTATTGCTTCTTGAGCTACCAATTCTTCATCTATGCTTTCTTGTGGTCTCTCGTCTCTTTTATCTGTGAAGAACCCTTCTATACTAAACCCTTTAACACGCTTAGTCTTAACAAACTCTTCCCATATCTCATCGTTGTTTACCTTTACAGAAGCCATCCAAGTTCCCATTGGCATTTTTAACCCGTACTTACGAGATTTGTCGTGTACTTCGTCTTCCACTATCCAAGATTCAACAACAGATAAGCCACCTATAGCTACTTCGTGTTCTAAAGTACTATTGTTTTGTTTACCTCTTGACAAGAATAATTCAGATGCTTTTCTTACGGTTTCTTCTGAGAAATGTATATAATACTCTTGCTCTGCGTTGCGTCTGTAAATCTTCTTGTTTGGAATTAAGACAGCTCCCATAAGAACTCTCTTTTCGTTGTCTACCTCTGCAAGTTTTACCTCTTGAGATTTAAGTGCTATAAAGTCTTCTTCTATAGCAGGGTTTTCTACGATTGAAATAGCTTCTATGCCACCCCATTCGCTATCTTCGTCTATGAATAATTCAAATACTTCTAAGTCTTCCATATTAATATAACAATTTAGTTTGTAATTATTTTATTTAGTCTCCTATTGTTGCACTTGTTTGTATAGCGTTATCTAACTGTTGTTGTGATGTCATTTGAGACGATACAACATACGCTTGTACAGGGTTTCCTAATTGACCCGCTATACCTTGAGCTAATTGATTCTCTCCTGTAGAGCCTACTAGATTGAAGTCGAATGTACGACCTCCTCCACCATTAGCACTTGCACCTGCGTTCCCACTACCCGAAGGTTTTTTCTGAGATTTAAGGGTTGTGGCTAATATGCTTGCTATAGCAATACCCGAACCTATATTGTTTTTTAGAATCCTAGCTTTTGCTTCAGGAACAGCTGAAACGTCTCCTGCTGTAGCTCTAACAGACGCTATGGCTGAAACTTGTGCGTTTGCAGACTGTGTCTTTATCACTATATCTGCAATCTCAGCACCTTTTTCTAAAACTAAAGCTAATTTAGCTATATCCTCATTTTCTCCCGCTAAGTTTCTCATTAAATTTCCTAGTCCACTAACCCAAGATATATACTCTTGATTTATGTTTTTCTTAGCGTCTATCTTCATTTGCTCTAGCTCTAGCTCCCTAGTAACCATATCTGTTTGAAACTGAAATCTATCTTCTGCAATTATAGCCTCTCTTTCTGCTAACGAAAAACCTTCAAGCTCCAAGTTCTCCAACTTCCTAGCTAATGATTCCTCAAAGTTAGCTTGTTCCTCAGCCATAAGAGATTCTTTTATAGAAATCTGAGAATCTACTCCATCAGCACCTACCTTGCTTTGTGGTTTACCTAAAGAACCTGCGTTAGTTCCATCGTATCTACTTAATCTTGCTTGAGCTTCGACTTGTGCTGACTTTAAATTAGCCTTTAGTATTAGGTCATTAAACTTCTCTGTTATCTCTAACCTTTTTCTTTGAGTTTCCGCTTCTTGAGCTAACTTCTGATTGTCTACAGCTACTTTGTACTCAGCATCTGCATCTGCCAAAGATTTTTGTAGCTTAAGCAACTCTGTACCATATTTTTCAGTCTGACGAAACTCTTCAATAGACATTTTTTGTCTTCTAGCTTCTTGTTCTGCCCATTGGTCAAATCTTAATTGTTGCTTCGTATTGAAGGTTTCTAGTGTTAGCTTTAAGTCTTCTCTAGCATATCTTTGGTCTATCTCAAGGAGATTCATAACATTACGTTCCTTAGACTTTTCAGTATCTCTCTGTTGCTGAAGTATAAACTTCTGTAGGTCTAATACCTGCTCTTTAAATACCCTATCAGCTCTTCTTCTAGCTCTACCTGAATCTTTCTTTTTTCCAAATAGCCATTGCAACAATATACCACTATTAGGGTCATCAGGGTCAGCATCTTCCTTCAGCATCATTTTTAATTTGTCTATTTGCTCTTGAAATCCGCTAACAGCTTCTTCCCTGTTCTCTTCAGCTTTCTCAACTCCACTTGAAACTGCGTCAGCAACGTTAAAGTTTGTAAGCCTAGACAACGCTATCTCATACCAAGATATGTTATCATTTAAATCGCTAGTTT